CCCCAAACCTCGTTTTTGCGTTTAGTGCAATGGCAGCAAACTAGGACATCCTCTTGAATTTCCCGAATCTGATCGTGAACCAAATCAAGCTCACCGGGAATCAAAGCATTGTGATAGCCATAACTTAAGCCGTTATTTTTCTGTTTTATCTGGAACCACCAAATTTCATCCCCTACCTTGTAAATAGTAGAGTTTTCCTTTTTCTTGTCCATCGGGATCATCCTTGTAAATTGTTTTATCCGTTATTACTATGTCACGCCCACCCGCACGCAGTATATTAGCTATCATTAAGGGTAACTGGTTAAAATCACCCGTAAGACCTGCGTTCTTATTGCCGTCTTTATCGATAAAGTCTATCCACCATTTTTGCCACGAATGTTCATGTACTATCATTGTTTTTCCTTATCACCAAACTGCGTCATGGCTTTTTCAATATCAAAAACAAGCTGATCGTTAATATAGCGATGCAAGCACCACGAGGCCCACATAGACCGCGCCTTAAGTACCTCATTATTGCCCTTAATATGGCCCAATAGCGATTCAAAAAACTTAATATGTGATTTAATCGATAGTTTTGCCTCTTGGATATTTCCCTCTTTACTCATAGTCTTTAACACTCCAGTCTGGTTTACGGTTTAAATAGCCTACGGGGTAGTTTGATTCGCCCACATGAATGATCACAAAATGAGTATCCCAATGGATTCTTTCATCGTAAATGTAGGGCTTTATTTCTACCTTGGTCGGGTTTATATCCCATCCATCTATGATGGTAATCAAAAGCTGCTCAAAAGATTTAATTTCAATGACGGTTTGCATTGATTCCTCAAGGCCACCCCTATGAAAACGAAATAATAAAGGTTTCATTCGATATAGAACCCCATGCCAACGCCAATTAAGGTCGCCTCCCACCAGTTCCAGTCAATATGAAAATGGTGAATAATCACGAAATAAATTAAATACGCACCAATAAAATGGGATATTTTTTTACCCGGCAAGCTAAAAAACCAATTGGCAAACCGTGATCGCCAGTGCTGTTTTAATATTTGATGTTTCCATCCCTCGTCACTATTTTCACGAATTTTAACGTGTAAAGCGGCTATTTTTTTAGTCTTGAATGTATCTCCACACCAACAAATATATTTATTCATAATGCTTTTTTACCCTGAAAATCGGAATAAATCTTGCGTAAATGGTCGATATATTCCCGGTCAATATCCCTGTTATTTACGATGTAATCAATTTGAGACTCGATACAATATTGCCTTAGCATATTACGGGACATTTCATTTTGTATTTTCCAGTTAAGCCTTACCCAAATACAGGTCGCCCCCATAAATAAAAAGGGATTCATTATCCGAAGCGCCTCGTTTATGTAGCCCAATACAGCTCCTATTGTTTCAAGCATCTCGATCCCTCAAACTTAGTTTTCTTTTGTCAATCCACATCCAACGGTCTGATTCCTTCGCGCTATGCGGCAGATTTCCAATAATTTCAATATATGCCTTGTCGTGACATGTATCATGAACTAACGCCGGAACATCTCCACAATCCTTACAACCTGTAATCACCGTTACCACATCCCCTTTATTCATTTAATCCCCGCAAATAATTGTTTTAAGCTGTTCTTTAGCATAACCAAGACGGTGCGTTCCTTCTTTCAGATCGATAACAAGACGGTCTTTCCACTCCAAATACCAGTCGCCTATTTGATAACAAATAAAATCAATTTGTTCAGGGGTAAAAGATTCTTGATTTTTAATCAGCCTTTCATAGCGCGGTAAATAATCAGCACATGATCGCTCAAAAACCTCTGTTGACAGTTTCCATTCTTGAACCATTTGGCGCTCTTCTGCGCCTTTACACTCTGATTTTTCAGCCTTACTAATTAACTTTTTTAAATCAACATACATTTTAAAAACAGTATCATTCATTTTTAGTCCACTCCGTTTTAAGCTCCCCGTTAGTTAACCGCTCAAGTTTGTACTGCGAGTCCTCAGGTACAAACCCCCATTTTATCCAATTTCTAAAAGATGCATCGGACATGCCCGTTTTCTTTTTAAATTGGTAACTATTAATAAAATGTTTTTTTACATCTTCTGGTGTCATTGCCTTCTCCTAATTTAAAAATAGTTTACAATAATACTTGCTATATCGCAACACTTATTATACTATGGTTGTACGTCAATACCGACGCAGACTAAATAAAGTAAAGAGGTATCAAATGAATTTTTTTGAAGAAACAACCGCAGCACAAGACACTAACGAGCAAGAGCGTTTTTTTGTTGATAGCGTCAAAGAGTTAGAGAAAGTCAACAAGCAATTAGCCAAGCTGCTACTGCGTAAGGAAGAGTTAACCGATCAAATCATTGGCGCGTTAGATCACGAGCACGAGGGCCAAAAAACCTACGAATACGGCACTTGGAAATTAGAGGTTAAAACTCCTTTTGTATACTCCTTAAACAAAAAATTATATGAGTCCGGCAGCGTTAAATTGCCAGAGGATTTTAATCCCATCAAACAATCTGTATCTTACTCTGTAGATAAGCGACTATGCGATAAATTCATGACAGAGGCCCCTAAAAAGGTACGTGATGCGTTGGCAGAGTTAATTGATAAAAAGCCAGGTAAGGCAGGAATCACTATCAAGGAGCGAGTGTAAATGAGTAACACTGTATTAGTCATAGGACAATCGGGGAGTGGTAAATCCACATCCCTGCGAAATTTAGATCCAAAATCTACCTTCATTATTAATATTTTGGATAAACCTCTCCCCTTCAGGGCTTTTAAGAAAAATTACAATGCCGCATCTAAAAACTATTACAGCACCAGTGATTGGGCAAAGGTAGTTAATTGCATTGAGCGCGTTAACAAAGAACGACCTGATATAACCACCCTAGTGATTGATGACTGGCAATATATCCTTGCCTATGAGTTTATGAATAGGGTTAGCGAGCGCGGTTTTGATAAGTTTTCAGAGCTAGCCAATCACGGGTGGTCTACTATAAACGCCTGCTTAGGCACGCGCCCTACCTTAACCAATTTCATTTTGGCGCATAGCGATGTGGATAGCACCGGCCGCTCTAAATGCAAAACAATTGGTAAGTTGCTGGATGAGAAAATAACCATCGAGGGGATGTTTACCACAGTGTTGCATTCACGGGTAGTTGATGGGCAGTATTTGTTTCAAACCCAGTATGACGGCGAGTTTTTAGCGAAAAGCCCGATGGGTATGTTCGAGGAGTTCCTTATACCCAACGATTTAGTTGCGGTAAAAGGTGCAATTGAAAATTATTTTAATGATGATGAGGAATAAACATGAGCGGATTTTGGGAGTCAGAATTGGGCGAAATCACAGGAAGTGCCGCCGATGCGTTTGCTAAGTTTAAAACGCAAATACCCGACGGAACAATGGCCACGGCCCGTATCGAGTCGTTTATTAGCGATGAATACGAGGGTAATAAATTTTTAAGAATCGAGTGGGTTCTAACCGATGGCGACTTTAAAGGCGCTGTCGTTGAGCAGAAATTAAAAGTATTTGGCGACCCGCTGGCTAAAGATCCGGCCCGCGCCCGCCACCGCGCCCTCAACATGCTTAAGCTTATTTATCAGCTTTATAAATGCAAGCCTAAGCACTCAGGCGAACCCACCGATGCCGATTTAGCGGTATTTGTAGGAAAGGCCGCAGGGTTAAAAATCCGAGAAACCGAACCTAACAGTAACGGTAAGCAGTATAACTGGATAGCTGAAATTCACGATGCGCAAGGCTTTAAGTGTGAAACAGGCGTTAGCATTGTGGTTACCCATACCAACGTGCAACCGGGCCGCGAACCTATAGATAGCGCGTTTAGTAGGCACTCGCAGGCACAGCTACCTACAGACACCTCGATGGATGATGATATACCCTTTTAAATTGATCAACTTTTGTACAATTGGAACAATAAATGTCCAGAGATAAGATTAGTAAGAAGATAGAAAAATACCAATCTTTGATTGAGGATGATGAGCGTGATTATATCGGGGCCAGCAGTATTGGTTCCGATTGTCTACGGGCTATCTGGTATCAATTCAAGGGGGTTAAGGCCCAGAGTGTGCCACCTAAATTTAGGCGAACGTGGGCCATAGGTAAGGCGCTTGAACAGGTTGTTTATAACTGGTTATGCGATATAGGGATGGTTATTTGGCGCAATTATCCTGAGTTAGTACATCCTACGATGCCATTCTTCAAGGGGAACGTAGACGGTGTTTGGGTTAAAAGTGAAGGAGATCATACTCCTAAGGCCATTATTGAGATAAAAACCGCCAAGGACGCTAGTTTTAAGATATTTGTTAAGAAAGGGGTTAAGGTTTGGAACCCTCAATATTACGCGCAAGTACAGGCGTATATGGGACTAATTAGCATAAATAGTACATATATAATTGTACTAAATAAGGATAATAGTGATATTTCCGATGATTTAGTGTTGTTTGACCCTGAATT